TAGCAAAATTATGTGATGTGCGTTCTCTTCTTCGTTAAAAAACACGCCCCAAGTCGTCAGCGCGGTGTAATCGGCGCGATTATTCTTCTCTGCGGCAGCATCGAGCGACATAATTAGGTAATCACAGTGGGGTGGGTCGTCTTTTGCCCATATTTGCCACCATTCTCGCTTAACAATCGACGCTTCTTCGGCTGTCGGCTGCTGTTGATACTGCGAGTTCCATTGGAATGTAGGCATCGACGCCTTTGTGCGTAGCAATGCGCTTAAATCAAAGAACTCAGGCCACAGCGGCTTCTGTATCGGCTTACCGTCAGAGTCCTCGCTGTCCAAAATAGCGGGAAACTCCACGATTTCGTACTGATCTGACTCTGGATTCTTGACCATATCTGTCGTCACACGCCCCGTAAGGTCGTCCATGTGCCAACGAGTCTGGATTATTGCAACCCTACCGCCCGGCATAAGGCGAGTACGGGCACCGAAGGTAAACCACTCGTATGCTTTTTCAAACACAGAGAAGTTTCCGTTAATAACATCCTGCTCAGAATGAGGGTCATCAACAAGCAGAAGATCAGCACCACGTCCTGCAAGCGCAGACCCAATACCACACGCATAATATTCACCTCCAAAGTTTGTATTCCACCGCCCCGCAGACTTACTATCTACCGCCAGCGTTACCTGTGGAAATATTTCTTTGTAGTCATCTATGGATATCAGGTTCCTAACCTTACGTCCAAAATCCACAGCGAGATCGGTAGTGTGGGACACCATCATAACCTTCTTACCGGGGTTACGCCCCAAGAACCATGCGGGGAAAAAGATCCTCACAAGCTGCGATTTACCATGTCGGGGTGGGATGTTGACGCATATACGGTCCTTATCTCCCTTCTCAATATCCATCAGCATGTCTGCAAGGATGCGGTGATGCTTGCCGACCTTATAATCTGGCTGCATCCGCCTACAAAACTCTATGAGATCGTCCTTGGCAGTGTCGTTACGCTGCCTACTCGCCAGCTCATCGACCATCTTATCAATCTCTGCGACCTCTTCAGGACTAAACTGGTCGAGGTTATCGAGCATTGTTTGTACATCTTCGGGAGAGAAGTCTAAATCTTTTGCGACCTCTGCTACAGATAGGCTAGGCATCGGAAGGCCCCAGTGTATCATCCAACGATATGACCGGGGCCTCCACGACGACTGCCTCCTCTACCTCGGAATCGGCTGGGTTTATTAGTTTAGCCAGTTTCCCACGTAGTTTCTCTTTGATGTCGTCTGTAGTCTGGTGCGTTATTGTAACTTCAGACTTCTCTGCAAACAACCCCACATCGCTAATCTTACCTAACAACTCCAAAGCACGTATCCGTACCCGTGGGTCGGGGTTCTCTGTCTCCTCAATCAGTTTGTTTGTGACGAGGTGCCTTACCTGCGTAGCGCTCTCTACAACAGAATGCCCAAAATCTCTTAGGATCTTGTCTGTTAGTAGGAGGGTAGCGGGTGGGGTGCGTGATATATTTTTAAGCGTAGCCTTCTTTGAAGTACGCACAGGATCGGCAGCGTATGCCATACTGATCTCCGAAGCGTTATCCCTGTCCTCTGCGGTTATGTCTATCTCTAACCCGTGGGCATGTAGATGTTTAGCGGTCTCGGCAGCAGCCTCGGCTTTGCCGGTAAGGTCTTTTGGCGGGGGTGTATCTTGGATTGGCACACCCCGTTCTGGTGTTATTTGTAATGCCATACTTGATATTTAGACGAATATTATAATTATTTCAATCTCCCCGCGCCGAATGTGGTTACTGGGTATAACGGTAGGGTGGGGGTGGGGTTTAGCCGATTTCGTAGAAACTCAAAATATTCGTGCAAATTAGTATGTATAAGTAGATATGCGTGACACGCGCTAGAGGGGGGTCGGGGGTAGGTGGGTGTTAGCTGACCGGCTAATAGCTGATATTTACTGCCATTTGCTTGCGTTTGCCGGTGTTTTCCATATAATGGTTGCCATAGACAAGAGCGGTTCTTGTCTAATCAACGTTAGCCAACGGCTAACACATTCCTAGAAAGGGAAAACAAATGTCTGATCTATCAGTAAACAAAAAAGCAATTGATACTGCTACCGAAATAAAAGGCCTGCAAGGCACAATAGATAAGGCGGTAGAGTCAAGGATGGCGCTGTCCATCGCGTTCTTTGAACCTGCTAAGAAGCTTGGCGCAACATGGGAACATTTGAACGGGCAAGGCATTGACCGGAAAAATAACCTATGGGCAACAGTTTACGACTGGGCCTATGAAACCTGCGCGATGGTTCTGGTCGGTAAATCCGGTTTGGAATTCATAAAAGACCAGTCGTTCACCGGCAAGGCAGAATTCACGGTCACCGAAGGCAAAATGAAATCAACCAAGCCAAGAACAAAACAGTATATCCAAGCACAGATTGGTAAACTGGTCGGCACAATTCGCACTGATGTTAAAAAAGCGGCCTCACTGGTTGCCGAAGGCAAAGATCCCAAAGGTAAACAAGAGAAGGCGGTTCACGATGACGCGCATAGGTTCTTGTTAGGTTTGGCAAAATCGCAAACCCAATTATCAAAGAAAAAACCTGATGGTTCTATTCCTGATAATTGGGCTGAAGCTTTCAAGACGCTGATGCAGGTCGTCAATAGCAAGTAAACAATATCGGGGCTTAGCTATACAGCTAAGCCTCACCAACCTTCACAAGAAAGAAAATGACATGACAAAAAATAACAATTATGAACGTGAACCGCTAATTGGTTTAATTGCAGAGGCCGAGGCAGCGGGTTCCACAATTCACTACCAGATGAAAAATATTTTGCTCATAGAACATGAGCTGCGCAAGGCATGGGCTGCTGTTCAAAATGCCAAGCGCATAGATATGGATAGTATTCGCGCTGAGATAGCAGATTTGCCTCCGGTTGGTGATCCTAAAACGCAAGCTGCTTTGGCTGAGTTTCTTGAAGATCCAGACGTTATTGATGCGCTCGATATGTAATCCCACGCCTCGACCGGAAACGGTCGGGGCTTTTTTTGTGCCCCGCGACACCAGTTATTTGGATGCCAGTTATTGATACCAGATCTGTGTATTAGCGGTGAGCGGTGAGCGGTGAGCGACACAGGGCGAGCTGTCGTCACGCGATGTTGTACGTGTGATTCGCCGGCGAATTTCTTTGAGCAGTTGTTGCAGTTAGCTGCACGGCTAACTCTATTTGGGCGATGCCAGTTATTTTATGAGCGGTGAGCGGTGAGCGATTTGCATAAGTCATTGAAAACAAAGTAATGTTCCTAATGTTCCAAAATGGTTTTTAAGAATGGAACAATTAACCCATTGATTTTAAAGCAATGTTCCTAATGTTCCAAATGTTCCGTTAAATATTACTACACTTCCATGTGACCCTTCCCTCCCCTTATGCAGCGTATTCCATACAACATCATTATACCCCTGTAGTACCCTAAAATCGCGGAACATTGGAACATTGCTTTAATAACAAAGACTTACAACGGAACATTACCCATTTTGCTACGGAACATTAGGAACATTACTTTGTTTTCAATAAGTTAGCCACACAGCTAACACTCACCCCACATACCAAACTACTAACATTTACACACAGTTACTCACCTAGTAACAGAACATTACTAATCAAATTACATTTGCTCAAAACAACATAAGTATTGACACATCTACTTATATATGCTATAGTTGTGGTACGTTCACTTTTGCAACGAGGATCACTCATGTCTTACAACACCGAAACAGTTAGCCGGTCAGCTATTAGCCGGTCAGCTAACAGTCTAACACACGACGAGGCGCAAGCCATCGAAGAATACCTTTTCCAAACCCACGGCTTTGGGGTGCGCGTCATGCCAACCAAAGCTCGCGCTCTTGTCGAGCGTATGCCTGCAAGCTACGACCCCGCGCCATCTTATCGCGCAATCAACAAGCGTGACATTCACGCCTGCAAGCGTTGGGGTGACGAGTGATGGCGAGGGTAAGTGCATTTACAATGGATGGTATTCAGATGCTGACCTGTCGCTCATGCGGCGAGGACACGCTACACCCCGAGCGTTATAACATCGGGTATAATTACTGCATGGATTGCGGAGACTTCCGCGCCCGTGAAGAACGCGCAGGTTGGTGCATCGCACCTATCGCGCACAAGCAAGGGGCTACCCTTGTGACAAACCGCAACGACCTCAAAGGTCTCAATAAATATGTTGGAGAATAATTATGAATATGATGAAAGAAATTGATGGAGTTAGCCACACAGCTAACACTCCCAACGCAGATGACATTGTTTCGATTTCATCCGCCGCGCTGTTGGTCAGCATGTCCATATCAAACTGGGCAGGTCGCAAGTTGGATCGCAAAGCGTCTGCCGAAGTATCGGACGCTAACGCCGCCGAGCGCGGTGTAGCTAACGTCAACAAAAAGCTATTGGGTAACAACGAGTACCTAAAAGCAATACAGACGCATGTATCTGCGGCGCGTGACATGCACACACGCATGACGATGCCTTGGGGTAAGACGGGTTGGCAGCTATGCCCGACCACGCAGTATTTCAAATACACCGAGGTGATGACGGGTATGCAGAACAAGTTTTACGAGTTGGTTCAAGAGTTCTTGGATAACTACGAGCAGGCTGTCGAGGATGCGCATTTGTTCTTGGGTGATCTTGCAAACCCTGACGACTATCCAAGTCTAGAGAAGTTGTCACGCAAGTTCTCATTCACGCTCGATGAAATGCCGCTGCCTACATCTGGTGACTTCCGCTTGGACATCGCCAACGAAGGACTTAGCCAGTTGGCTAACAAATACGAGAAGTTCTACACCACGCAGTTCGAGACCGCGATGGGTGACATATGGAAGCGTACCTATGATGCGCTGTCTAACATGTCGGAGCGCCTCGACTACGAGACCGATATCATAGAGTACGTGGACGATGCGGGGCGTACCAAGCGCCGCAAGGTCGGGGCCAAAACATTCCGTGATACGCTTGTGTCCAACGTGACCGAGATGATCGGGCTGCTCAAAGTTAGCAACGTGGCTAACTCACCTCACATGACTGCTATGGCAGAGCGTCTGGAAGATGCGATGCTTGGAGTCACACCCGCTGCCCTGCGTGACGACGAGTCGCTGCGCAAGCAGACAAAAGCCGAAGTAGATGCAGCCATCGCTGCGCTGCCAACATTGGATATATGATGGGATCGACCAACCACATACACTTCGTAGGCTTCCGCACGGACGCAGAATATAACTCTGCAATCCGTGTGTGGGGTAAACCAGACTTTATACATATGTGGCACGACCACAGAATGTATGGGGATATCGGGGATAACGATACTGTTGTCCTCGGTTCAAAGGGTGCTGAGACACCCAGCAACTTCTCGTGGCAAGACCACGAAATCAATTAGGAGAATAACTATGTCAGCTAATACAATGTATGCACTGAGCATCGAAGAAATCGCTAACGCCATTGCAGTTCAAGTTCCTCTGCCACCAGAGGACAAGACAACCATAATCGTCGAGGGCGAGATGGGCAGCGGCAAGTCATCAATCCTCAAGGTGTTGGCCGAGGATCTGCCTGATCACAAGGCGATCTATTTCGACTGCACGACCAAGGCCGATGCGGGCGACCTGATGTTGCCAAAGTTCAAGGATTTGGAAGGCAACGACTATGTTAGCTTTGCGACTAACGAAGAGCTTGGTATGCACCTCAAGGATACGCCGCTCATTATTATGATCGACGAGGCGGGCAAGAACCGCGCTATCCAGAACCCGCTCAACCGTTTGTTCCAAGAGCGAATGATCGGTATGCATGAGCTACACCCAGAGAGCGTTGTCTTTGCGACGACTAACCTTGGGTTCGAGAATGTGGGCGACACGTTCCTGCCGCATACTTGCAACCGCGTGACATTCGTGCGGATGCGCAAGCCGAATGCGATAGAGTGGATTGAATGGGGTATCAACAACAAGCTAGATCACGTCACGCTTGCATGGGTCAAGGACAACCCGCAGGTGTTGGCATCGTCTGACGATGTGAAAGATCCCGAAGATAACGTCTACATCAACCACCCCAAAGCCAATGGGCGTCGATCGTTCTGCACAGCGAGATCTCTGCACAAGGCGTCAAACTACATGAAGATGCGCGACAAGCTCAACGACAAGTCTCTGACCGCGTTGCTCATTGGTACGATTGGTATGCGTGGCGGCATGGATCTGATGGCTCACCTCAAG